CAGAAGAGCTGTTAAATGATCCTTCTTTGTAGCCGCCAGCGCCACCAGCGCCAGTTGGCTGTGCCACAAGGTAATATGTCGAAGAGCCGCCACCCGCCACAACAAGGTAGCAGAACGTAGGTGATGCTGCGCCCCCAGCACCCAGAAGGACGTTATAGATCGACATTAGGTCAGTCCTCCGCCAGTAATGACGAACGTGTTAGAGGCCACGCAGAACACGGTGCAGAGGCCACGCTGCGCCAGCGTCCTGTTCCCGGTTGTCGCCGTTCCAACAAGATACATCGTGACCGATGTCCCCTGTGTGATGGTCTGGCTGGATGCCGAGTTATTGTAGATCGTCACCGTCTGGCCAGCCGTAAAGATGCCGGAGTTGACCGTCACGCCGCCAGTTGTGATGCTGATGGTTTTTCCGCTATCGCCAGCAACCAGAACATACGCAGATGTCTGAGAGTTAAGTGGGACTTCGCGGACATTGCCAATGCTATCACTGATCGTTCCGCTGGCGCTGATTGTAGCAGCGGTCAACGTGCCAGTAAGCGTAGGCGATGCGGAAAGAACAACGTTGCCGGTGCCAGTGCTTGTCGTCACGCCAGTGCCGCCATTCGCCACAGGCAATGTGCCAGTGACACCAGATGTTAGAGGCAGGCCAGTGCCATTGGTTAGGGTGACAGAAGTTGGCGTACCAAGAACAGGGGTCACAAGTGTTGGACTGGTGCTGAGAACATTGTTCCCAGAGCCAGTTGATGTGGTTACGCCAGTACCGCCATAAGTGACAGCAATTGTACCGCCGTTCCATGTGCCAGTGACAGTCCCGGCCACCGTCAGGTTGTTGCCAACAGCGACGTTGCCAGAACTATCGTTGACGATGTTCAGCGTGGCGGAACTGGGATGGGCGACATTGATAACCCGTGCGGTACTCATGCCCCGTCTCCTTACGTGCCAGATGTCGAGGCGAGGATATAGTAGACCGTACCACCAATGTTGATAGCGATCTTGTTCGTCACCGTGTTTGTTGAGGACGACGACACCGCCGTCGAAACCACAGCCGTGCCAGTCACATTCGGGAGCGTGACAGTCGTATCTGACGCCGCTGTGCTTGCGGTGAGGGTGACGGAGCCGCCGCCAGTTCCTTTGATAGCTACGGGCATCAGACAACGCTCCATGTTGAACCGGATGGCACAGTTACTGTGATGCCAGTCGCCACCGTGACAGGGCCAAATGTACCAGAGTTCTGGCCCGTTGGAATAGTGTAGTTCGTATTCACCGTCTGGCCGTTGTTGTAGAAAATCTGATCAGTTCCGCCGCCTGTCGCACCGCCGCCAATACTCCCCCAAGCAGATCCATTGTACCCCTCAAAGGATGTGGTGGTTGAGTTAAAGCGCAACATGCCAGTGACGCCCGTAGGCTGCTGGGCAGTAGTCCCAACTGGAATAGTGATCGACCCAGTGCCGGGGAACGAAACAAGGGCCGTTGAGCCACTGATTGTGATTGAGTCGGTCGAACTACCGTTGACAACGAAATGGACAGAATTAGCCGTTGTCGTTCCGATAGCGAGGTCAGCAGTCGTCGCGTCAAGATAAACGGTGTTGGTGGCATTGAACGCCCCAGACCCCGAGAATGTGGACGAGTTCATGCCAAACTCGCCGAAATAAGTCGTCGATGTGCCAAGGTTGTTGGACACAAGGAGGTTGGCGGATGCAGTTGATCCATTGCTGGTGTTCTGCACAACCAACTGGTTGTATGAGTTCACCGATGAAGTGAAAGACGCATAGATGTTGGTGTCGGAGTAACCCAGCGTACCGTAAGCAAACGCGCCTTGCGATAACGAGCCAGTGATTGCCTCATTAGCGACGAACGCCGCAGCAGTCAGCGTGCCGGTAATGGTCGGCGAGGCGCTGTAGCTTGGGGTTGCCCCGCCAATGAGGAGGGTCCCCGTAGCGCCAGCAGACAGTCGCGACCATGTGTTGGTGGCCGATCCGTAGAGCAAGTCGCCTGTCGCAACAGCCGTCTGACCAGTGCCACCATAGACTGCGCCTATGGCCGTTCCGTTCCATGTGCCGGATGTGATGGTGGCCAGCGAGGCGTTACCGGTTGCCCCAAGGGTCGTGAACGCGCCGGTCGATGGCGTTGTCGCGCCAACAGATGTGCCGTTGATCGTTCCGCCAGTGATAGTGACAGAATTGGAATTTTGCGTAGACATCGTGCCGAGGCCGGTGATGTCTGTGCTGGGGATTGAGGCAGACGCTGTGAAGGCACTTGTCCCGTTACCCTTTAGGTATCCGGTCAGAGACACGGCCCCCGTGCCGCCTTGAGCCACCGTAAACGTGCCAGATGTAACCTGAGACGCAGCGATAGCAATGTTAGTGCTGCCAGCAAGAATAAGCTGGCCCTGAGCATTGACCGTGAACGTCCCGACCGAGGAGGACGAACCATATGAGCCAGCAGTTACAGCCGTATTTGTAATGCTGAAAGTTGTGCCAGCCAGCGTCAGGCCGGTTCCAGCGGAATATGAAGTTGACGCCCCAGACTGCACAAATGTCAGCGGCGTAGTGCCAATCGTGATCGGGAAGTCAGTCGATTGAACCCACTGAGTGTTAGCATTTACGGTGCCAGAAATGACGAACACCGTGTCGCCGGGAGCGACCTCATTCTGGCCAGTTCCTGTCTGGTCATAGTCAGTGGCACGGGTAAGGACCCATCCAACAGCACCAGAACCGACGCTGGTGACGGTATAGACGCCGTTGTAAGCAGAGTTGCTCTCGTTTTTGACAAGGATGCGCTGAGTTACGGAGGGGCTTCCGCCATCAACTGCAAGCGTGGCAAATGGCGCAAGCTTGGTGATTGTTGCACCAACACCAGATGCGCCGTTAGCATACAAAACCGTTCCAAGGTCAGCGGTCGTCGCCCAGTTACAAGCTGGATGATAATTGACGTTGGCAGCAGCAGCATCAACATATGACTTATTAACCAAGTCATTTGCGTTGGTTGGGGTGGTTGTGATGCTGCCAGTCGTCAGCGCGACGGCATTAATCGTTGTGTTAGTGGCGGATGTGATCTGGCCCTGTGCGTTTACTGCAATCACGGGGACGGATGCAGATGTTCCATACGTTGCCGCAGAGACGCCCGTATTGGCAATGCTAATTGTTCCGGTGACGGTGATCGGGCCACCAGTAAGGCCGGTGCCAGTGGCGACACTGGTGACAGTCCCAGAGCCAGCGGCAGTTGCCCAAGCGGGATTAGCGCCAGCGCCGTTTGTCTGGAGAACCTGGCCAGTTGTTCCTGGGCCAAGCTGCGTCCAGCCAGTAGCATTGCGGTAAAGGATGCTCCCCTGTGTGGCACCAGCGGAAGCATCAAGAGCGGCAGACAACGTGCTGCTGTAGCGCGCTGATGCGAGAGTCCCGCTCGTGATATTGGTGGCATTCGTCGTATCAGTTGTGGCTGACGGCGCAAGGCCCGACACCTGAGACGAAGTGATCGAGATCGGCACATTGACGGCAGACGAAATCTGGCCGCTGGCAAGTACGGTAAACTGCGGGACAGACCCAGCCAGTCCATATGTTCCCGCCGTTACCCCAGATGGGGAAATCTGGCTGGGGTTCACAAAAATTGCGCGCCAAGAGGGAATCGACCCATTTATGGTCAAAACTTGGCCGCTTGTCCCCGCGACAAGGGCCTGCCAAGATGTGCTATCGCGATACAGCGTCGTGCCAAGTCCAGTCCCAAAAGTGTCGAGAACGGCGCTGGGAGTTACGTCAGATGGGGCCGCAGTGCTGCCAGTTAAGTTAGCTTTTATGGTGCCTGCATTCATCGTCGCCAAATAAGCATTCGTAATGCTTTGAGTGGGCAACGTGATCGTCACAGCGCCAGAGACGGTATTTGATGTCAGCGGCGAATTTGCTGTGACGGATGAGATACCCGGAGGTGGGTACTGGACATTGATATAAGCGCCAATCTGAGCGGGCGTAATTTTAACAGACGTGCCAGCCTGAACAGCCTCAAGCTGTTCATTGCCGTTGAGAGCCGTTGCCGCTGGAAGATTAGGGATTTGTACGACGCTCATGTCAACGGTCCTGTCTTTGGAACGGTCGTATTATCATAAGGCAAGCCGGGGTCTGTGTCACCGGGAGCATTGGGATCAGTACCGGGTTGAGTGTTCAAGCCGCCCGGAGGCTCACCAGTTTGCTGAGTGACACGAACACTATCATTCTGAGTAATGCGCGTGCTGCCATTGATGACCGGAATGCCGGTAATTGGGTCAACGGTGTTCTGGCCAGATGTCGTGCGGGTATTTTGTTCCGCAGTCACGAAATCTTGCACACGAGGATTGATGATCGGCATCGGATCAGCAGGCACAACAATCGCGCGAAGCTGTTCTTGCGGTGTGTCATAGCATGTATTGCAGACCAGCAACCGCTTGTTGATCAGCGATGCTCCCGCCCAGTCGTACTGCCAGCTTAAATTGACGTGATTGTAGACAAACCCACAACGATCACAAATTGCTGCTGCCTGCGGATTTCTGGCATCAATTCTGGCCCTGCCTTGCTTACTAGCATATCCCATGGCTACCCCTTATCTGTAATAGCCGGATACCATAGGTGAGATGTACTGCTGCGCTTGCTCAACATTCTGATCTGCCGCGATCTGATACGCCTCATCCGCCATAGGCTTAAGCAGCGCCACGGCATTAGGATTCCAAATCTGAGCAAGACGAAGAGCAAGTCCATAAGCAAAAGCTTCTAACCAAAGGTAAGGAATTTCAACGGTTTGGCCGCCTTGAAGGTTCGAATCCTGTATTTGACGGACACGATAATACTTCAGGGTTGTCGGACCTTGGGTGGTATTTGGCACTGGCCAAATCGTGACAGACGGGCCAGCAGAGCCGGTGGAACGAGCATCGCTAATCAACCTGTCAAACCAGAAGACGGTTGGGAACCCTTGCTGGCTCTTGTTCGGATAGCTGGCGTATTCCGTGCGGCTAATCGGAAGAATGATTCGGTCGGTCAACGCGCCAGAACTGTTAGTCTGGATATAAGCATCCAAGATCATCACAGTGCTGGGATCAACCGAATAAACCGATTGCCCCGTCACAAGTGGAGTTGTGACAAGATCAACCGCCCACAGGTTCACCCCCTGATTGGACCAACGAGCCAACATCATGTTGGTCGCCATCCGGGAGGCTTCCATATGTTCCTGAAGGACAGACGTGTTCCTAATCCCGATGAGGTTGTACGCATATAGCGTCAACTCACCGAGAGAAGGATTGTAGTTGTATGTCCCGCTGGTAGCCATTTAGACCGCCTTACAGAGAGCCGTCATTCTTGATGAGAACGCCGCCGATATTGACGCTGACAACAGCCGCAGTGGCGGCGCTGGAAGCGATTTGGAACCGTAGGTCCGTTTTTTCCGCATAGGGAAATGGAAAATGACGCTGGACTTCATAGGTTGTATTGAAAGGCGTCTGCAAGATAATCTTTTGAACGCCAGCAGAAGAATTGGTTATGGCGCGATATGTCGTGTAATTCGCACTATTGCCGTTAAAAGATGAGTAAGCGCCATAGCGATACCCATAGAATGTATAGCCAGCCGGAACCGTGTAGATAGCCATTTGTGTCTGCCCGATGCTGGATGTCGTTCCATTGAAAACGGCAGTGTTGATCTGAGCATAGGTGATGGTACTGTTTTTAAGCGTGATCACGCCAGCAGGGTTAGTGGCGCTACCCGTCGCGACAAACATTGAATTGATACGCAGATAGGAATTAACTGTTGGCACATTGGTTGTGCCATTCAAAGTCAGCGTCTCCGTGATTGGCGCATAATTGGCATCCAAACCAACGATGGTGATCGTCGCTGTATCGCCAACAGTGTCACTGGCAAGCTGCATCACAACCGCAGATGATGGGAACACATATTCTGTGCTTCCCATGTTTTCCCAAACAGTACGGAACAATGCTGCCGTTGCAGGCGTAGTGCCATAGGCAAATATGTTCCGTTCGGCATGGAAGGTAATTTGGTCACGAGCCACCTGAAGTTCAAACGGCTCATTGCGGCCAATGCGAGTGATGGACTGACTGACAGCGCCGGTTGAAGTAAAAGCACCCATGATTAACTCCTCTTGCCAGCGCGTGCAGCGGCTGCATTGTCAACCAAGTTAGGGTAAGGCCGTCCAGCGGCTCTTGCCGAAGCTTTGGCAGACTGAATTTGTTTGCGGTTCAGATGCTTGGTTTTAGCATCTTTTGGCGCATCTTTTTCCCAGAAAGGCTTGTCCATATCAACAGTCCCACTTCCTGAGCGATTTATTGACCCGACTATTGGGATCAGCAGCTTTGGCAGAGCCGGTCAGCTTTTGCTTTAACCCAGTCATTCTAGCACAGAAGCTGTCTTTCCGTGAACCACCTTCTGGCTGTGGACGCTTAATATCGTGACCTTCTGCCTTAAGCGAAGCACGACCTTTGGCGTTCAATCCGCCTTCTGGGTTCTTGCCTTCTTTACGAGTCCACGCGCCAGACATAGTAACCCCCGTAGGAAAACGGGGGCATTACGCCCCCGTTGACAACCAATCTCAGGATGGGAGGAACCCTAGATTAGTCGAGACTACCACTCACGTTGCGGCCCTTGCCGGGCGTACCAGCAGCAGCAGACGACAGCGGGTTCATGTTGGAGCCGGTGCGACCGCCAGACTTGCGGGGCATACGGCCAGCATGATGCTTGGCAGCTTCGCCATGCACCTTACCGCCCTCTTTCTTGGCGCGTCCACCATGCTTCCGAGCCTCCGCTTCGCCGAAAATCTTCGGCGCAATGTTGCGGCGTTCGGTCTTCATGTGGGCGTCTTCCGCCATTTCATTCACACCACCAGAAGCGCGATGCTTACGGCCATGGTGAGCAGCTTTATGACCCTTCATGGGACACTCCTATCAGGATGCTTGGTTGATGCCCTGAATGTAAGTCACCGTGAGGGTGCCTACACCGGAGCCGGTATTGGTGGAAGTGACGAAAAGCTGAACGTCAGTGGGACCGCCCGTCTGGAAGGTCGCATTGCTGACATTATCCCAGTTGGCGATCTGAGCGGTCGCGGTTCCGGGAGTAATCGTCACCAAACCCTTTGTGCCACCAGCAACAGCGCCAGCGGTGGTGAAGGCCGTAGCCGCACTCGTGCCAGCAGTAGCGCCGATGCCAAGGGTCGAAGCCGCCCCAGTCCAAGCAGTCGTAACCATCAGCGTCATGCCGATAATCTGACTTTGGGCCGGGATGGTGATGGATGTTCCACCACTTGCCTGCGTAATCGGCTCACTCTGGGCCATAACCACGTAGCCGAGGTTCTGGGTGCCAAAGGTATTGCCAAGTCCAGCAAGATTGCCGGTTCCGTCGCTGGCAATGACGTTGCCAACGAGGAGGGGGCCGGTGAAGGTGGTAGCCGGGAACACCGGGCTACCGTTCGGGTTGGGGTAAAACCCCGGCTGGATGTCGTTGATGACGGTAGCCATTGGCTAGTTCTCCTTACGAGGTGGGGAAGGAGCCGTAGATCGAACGCCAGTTGTAGTAGCCGAAGGAGTAACGCTCGTAACCCTTCACAAGCAGATTGTCAGTGACAAAATCGACCTGCATATCGGTTTCGAACTTCACTCTCTCCATGTACGACAGACCGTCGATGTTGGTCAGCAAGAACCAAGCATAGGCCGAGGTCAAGAAGTCGTTGACCATGTAGGATTCGGGCAGGCCACCTGCCGTCATCATAATGGCATTGACATCATTGTCCGCAGTACCCGGACGGAGTTCAGTCTTCGTCAGACGGATGGCAACCGGCTCAAGCTGCGGGGGAACGATCAGCTTGCGGCCACGCGCGAACACTTTCAGACCGGCTTGGTCCTTGAAGTTCGTGCGGATGGCAATCATGCTGTTCAGCAGCGTAGCTTCGTTGAGATCGACCTGCGTGCTGGGCTGGTTAGCCACAGTGCCGCCGTCAATCGGATGCGAAGCAGAGCAAAGCGCCTGACCGTCGCCACCGATAGACGAGTTGTACGTCTGAGCGGTGTTGAGGATGTTCGCGCCGTAGATTTCCTTCGTCTGCTGGAAGGACTCAATAAGGCCGAGGTTGCTAGGCGCAAACTGGGTCTTGTAGAGGTTGTCGTCAATGGCCTTGCGAGTGATCGCGTAGCCGAGAGCAATTTCAGTATGCTCTTGGTTGTACACGAAACGCTCGCCAGCGCCGTTGTCAAAAGCGGTCTGACCGCCTTCAGTCTTCAGCTGGGCAAGACCCAAGAAGCGCATTTCCGCAGTACGCTCAAGCGCCATCTTGGAATCATGCTTCGTGAAAATCTTGTCGTACTGAGACGGGATCATCTCGTACTTGCCTTCAACCCCACGGAGTCCGGGGAGCAGAAGGTCTTTAATGGCAGAAAGATTAACAGCCATGGTCCCTTACTCCTTAGATACCGGTAAGTTGCTTGGTAGCAACGTTGTTGAACGCGACAACCGCATAGTCATAAGCCTGACCACTGCTGATCGTTCCCTGCGAACCCGGAGGGAAGTCAACGAGGCTGATGATGCGGAAGGGCAGCGTGTTGGTGGTGTTGATCGTGGTCGTATCGAGATACGCGCCAGAGATGCCGCTGGCAGTGTTGCCGGTGCCGATAGCAAAGCCAATGTTGGCGTTGATGTCGGTCGTGGCAATGCCTGTGCCATCCGACTGGACGAGGAACTTGGCATTCGGGTCGTTCACGATGTAGCCAGTCACCACGTTGCCAGAAGCAACGTCAGATCCGGGCCAGTAGTTCGACCAAACGGTACGCTTCTGGCTGACCGAGAGATACTGGCAACCAACGAAGATGCCCGCAACGCCAGAAGCGAGCGAGTTGGACGAAGCTTGGACAACATATCCACTGGCATCGTTCGCAACGGGGTCGCCGAAGAAGATGTTCGTGGCATTGTAAACAATGCGGACAGCGACCTGCTCATAGGTAGGGGCAGAACCGGTGCCTTGATACTGACGGAAACCGAAATAGGCTTGGGTATTAGCCATGACGGTGCCTCCTTTTCAGGAAGTCCCATCACCGCACACCGAGGCGGCTTAGAGACCGGGGAAGAGTTAAACCCTTCACGCCGGGGAAGGGAGGCTATTAAGCAGCCGTGGCAGCAAATTACCGGCCAAAATGCCAAATGTAAAGGGGCAGCTATGACAGCCGCCCCTAAATATATGCCAAAAATGCCAAAAATTACTCGTTTGGCACTTCAATCGGGGAATATCCCTTTTTAATATTTGGCCTGACGCGCGGGTCATTCCGCTCAAACTGCCCATCTGGGGCGGCATTAAGCTGAGCTTCCTTGGCGCGGATTTGATCGCGTGCCTTCTTCCGCTCAATGGAACGAGCTTCCTCGGAAATCACCGCAGGACGCATCATAAGGGCCATTCCCTTACGCTCAATCGTGGGATGGTTGCCGCGACCGGGCATTTCTTCAGGATGGCTGGCAGTCGGGACAGGCTCCCAACCCATACGCGCCAGTTGAACCTGATAGGCAGGGTCTTCCTGACCAAGCACGACCTTGCGCTTCCACTCGTATTCCCACCCATCCGGGGCAGGAGGCGCGCGGAATTCGTCCGAACCCTCATCCATAGTGCCGATATGGCCACGGATTTCGGCAGCACGGCGGGCGGCGGCCACGCGAGGGTCTTCTTCCCGCATACTAGGGCGAAGAGAAGGGCGGTCGCTTGGGGCGGAAGCTACTGAAATTTCAGCAGTTTCTGTCGAAGCCTCATCAGAAATACCAAGGACAAGCTTGGGATTTGTGCGAGGCGGGCGTCCACGACGCTTTGCAGCTACTTCAGTCATTATAATACTCCTTAGTTCCGATTACGATCTTGCATCATCAGCCGGTAGTATTCTTGCGGGCTGAGACCACTGATTTTCGCCGCTTCAACTTGTTCAGCAGTCAAACGAATCACGCCCGGACGGGTCTGTGAATCGACTGGCTGGCGAGAAACAGGGGCAGAAGGCGGCGATTGGCGGTTCTTTGTAGCTTTGGCAGCACCTGACATGGCATCGTCCCTTTCGTAGTTGTCTTTCTTTTTGCCAATGCCAAGGCGGTCTTCCACAAACCGGAAATACTGATCCGACTCCGGGATAATGCCAAAATCAACGGCGTCCTCATGCGCGCGTGCCATAATCCTGATGCTACGGGCATCGGGAAGGTGCTTGCGGTTCTCTCTCAGCCACTCAGCCGAACGAGGCGTGACCTTCTGGATGATGTCATCCACATTGGGTCCGCCTTGGTTCTGCACTGGAGGCGGAGGTGGCGAGTTCCGCAAGTCCTGATAACCACGCTCAAGCTCAACCAGTTTTGTGGCGTTTCCTGCCAAAGTACGCTGAATTTCAGCCGCTTTGTCATAATCGCCAACTTCCATGGCATTGCGAAGGTGAGCGGTGAGGATTTCATCATCACGCTTCAGCGTCTCAATAGCCCCGCCAACCAGATGAATCCTGTTTTCTTGGGCATCAATCGTGGCATATCGGGCCTGTTCTGCTGATTTTACAGCCTGAGTTTCGGCGGTTTTGCGCGCCTCTTTCTCTTTCTCAAGCTTCTTGTTTAGCTTCTTCAGGGCCTTTTCGATGTCTTTTGGGCTTTTCTTGCCGTCTGAGACTTCTCCGACCATTTCAGGATCGGCAACGATCTCAATGGCAGGTTCATCCTTTTTAACTTCAACTTTGGGAGGAGCGTCGTCTAGGACAAACTCCATCTGCTGTTCTTTCTCCGACATATTACTCTCCATTACCATACACGATCAGGCTGATCGACACGACCTTTGACATTGATGTCATCAATCATGCGGCAAAGCTGGCCATTGACCGTAATGCTCCAGCCATCGGAGGGGCGGAATACAATCCAATCCCCTTCGTTGATCTGCACACCATTGAACCACTCGCCAGAGGTGTCATTGAATGCAGAACTGCCCATCTTCAAAACAAGACCAATTTTAGACTGGAAACGATCTTCTTCCGTGGTCTTGTCTGTCAGATAGATACCGCTCTTGGTCTTGGCCGGACGAACATAGACCGCCACCAAAAGCTGATTGTTAAACACTTCAACTGAAGAGATGTCGCCAGCCTGCTTACGCAGCAATTCAACTGGGTCTTTCTCGTGTTCCATTTCCATATGCGGCATTGTAACCCCCTTCTCACTCTTTGCCGTTCGCAACGGCTTCCGCCTCATCACAAAGCTCTAACGCTCTGCGAAGCCCCTTGATCTGACCTATATGGTAACGGTAGGACGAATAGTCACTAACCACTTCATATTCTGCTGTTATTGCCGATGTCAGACGTTCGATTTCTTCTTTGAGCAATTTGCTCAACTCATACTGATAATACGTAGCATACGTGGTTGCTGCCATGATAACCGCCCCCTTTGCGGTCCCCCTTGATGGTGTTGGGCTGGAGTGTAAAGGGGGTTACACCCCAGCCCGGATTTGCGACGATCTCGATCACCGTCGCAAATTTTTATGCCTTCTGAATGCCGCCCTTGCGCTTGGCGATCTCAGTCTTTTCCAGACGGCCTTCAGCGCCACCAGCACCAGCATCCATATCCTTGTAGGAATGGTAGGTACGGCCACCATGCTTACGCGCCATGGGCATACCGGGGGGCTTCATCCCCGGAGGCATCGGAGGCATACCCGGAGGCATACCGGCAGACATTCCGGGAGGTGTACCGGGCGGCATACCGGGGGGAATTCCACCCACAGGCATAGGCGCGCCACCAGCGGGTCCACCCAAGCCGGGCGGCTTTACGAGACCACCCATCGGATCGGTTCCGGGCATACCGGGCATTCCGCCATCCATTCCGGGCATACCCGCAGGCTTGCCGATGTTGATATGGATATTGGTCTTGCCCTTGCCAGCCTTGCCACCAGCCGCATGAGCGGTACGACCGCCAACAGCACCGGGAACCTTGCCGGGATAGCCGGGTCCAGAGAAGATTCCGCCACCAGACTTGCGGGCTTTGCGGGCAGATGGCTTAACCATCTTCTCGATCAGCGCCTTGTCGGCAGCCTCGTCATCATGCTCGACTTTGCCACCCTTTTTATAGGGAGAGCCGCCAATCTTGCCGCCGTAAAGGCTGTTTTTATCAACATTTGGGCCGCCGACCATGCCGGGAGCAATGCCAGCGCCGCCAGCAGGCATCGCGGCAGCACCAGACATCGGGATAGCGACAGGAGCCATCATGCCACCGCCCATCATAGGCCCACCAAGCATCTTCTTGGCACGTCCGCCAGTCTTCAACGCGCCAACATGCTTGATGCCTTCACGCTCTTCGTTGGCATCCTTGACGTTGCGATTGACCTTGGCATCGACCCACTGTTTCACCTGACCGCCAGATTTGCGAGGTGTGCGGCCCATGTTCGGCTTGCAGGGTTCTCCCATAACCTTGCCACCCTTTTTGAAAGCACGGCGGGAAAGAGGACGGAGGCCCGTCTTTACACCAGCATTCTCGGCTTCCGGGGGAGTCCACGTCGAGGCGTCAACCTTTTGGTGGGGGTCTGCTGTCGTAAGGCTTTTGGCCTTAGCTTTCATAGCCGCACGGGCCGTTTTTGCCATATCTGACATGTCAACTCCTAGAACTAGGATTACCCGCGTCCGGGTGGGCGTATAGCCTTTTTTGACATTAGCATAATGGCCCGGTCAGCAATAGAGCCACCGGGGTCCTTTTTAGGCCATGTCACCACTGGCACCCGTTTGATGCCAAGTTCCCTTGCAGCCATGGCATGATGCCTTCCATCTTGGCCACCAGCAGGGTAAATTGCCATTGGGTGGTCAACTGCCTTGCCTTTTTTAATCCGCTTCTTGAACTTCTTGATCTTTTTGCGGTCGTCATAGCCCATATCAAGCGGCTGAACTTTTTTCAAAAAGTCGCTTGGCGTCATATGGACAAGCTTGCCGCCAGTCCTTTTGTAGTCCGCATTGTCCTTCCAATCAGACTGAGGCTCCAGCTTGAGTGTTTTGGCAATGTGGACAGCATTGGCTTCGTGGCGTTTAGCCATGGCAACCTCTTAGCGGCTCTTGAGCATATGGTGAATGATCTCAAGGGACTTATGGATCAGAGCTTCCTTGGTCGGCTTCTGTTCTGCCTTGCCACCACGAGCGAAGTTCTGGTCATCACCGGTACGGCTTTGGTAGTCGATGTCGGAGCCAGACCTGCCAGTGAACCCAATGTCCTTGTCCTTCATTGCCCTAGCAGCAGCATCAGCACGGAAGAAGTCAGCGGCAGACTCTGGGCTACCCCAGTTGACGACATTCTGATCGCCCTTCTTGTAGGTGAGATTACCACCAGAACTTTGGTAATCACTACCAGAGAAGATTTTGCTGAGAATTCCGCCATCATCGCGAGTTCTGGCCGGGGCAGACGCAACAGCCGGGGCATTGCGAGTTGCTGGAGAAGACGCGCCAGCGGGACTGGCAACCGTATCCCGTGCCGTGGAGATAGTTCTGTTTGCCGCCAAGGGCAAAGAACCTTCGCGTTGGAAATTGGCATAGTTCCCCTCAAACATCTTTGAAGGATCGCCATATTCAGAAAACTGAGAATAGTCTTGGGCTGGCGCGGGCCTGTTTACCGGGAACATTTTTTGGAAAGCTTCCCAGTCGCCCGGCGTGTTTGCACTATAGCCCGGCATCATTTTGTCGGTGGGAAATACCGGTTTGTCGCCAGCTATGCTTTTAGCACCCATGATGGCGGCAGCCGTGCCAGCACCGCCGTAGCCAAGAATTTGGCCAACAGGCGCTTCACGAGGCGTATATTCCGCACGCTGGGCAGCGGCGGCATTGGCTTTTGCTTGGTTAACAGCGCGGTCTGCCGCCGTCTGTGCATATACACCCTCTTCAGGATGTGCAGCAGCAGCCGCACGGGCTTCGGCAGCCACACGGTCGGCAGCAGTTTGGGCGTAAATGCCTTCTTCAGCAGAAACGGGAGCCGCAGCGCGAGCCGGGGCAGGCGCAGTCGCAGGGGGTTCATTCAGAAGGCGGCTAGGAAGAGCCTCACCAGTAATTGGGCTAACCATCTCGCCAGTTGCTTGGCCAGCACCAGACTGGAATGACCGGGGCTGATAAGCGCGGCCAGTCAGCGGGTCAACCGAAACGGCACTGACAGGCTTCGGCCCGCCAAGGCCAAACTGCATAGGGGCAGGTGCTGGAGGCGCAGGACGACGCGCCACGCCGGGAGCCGGGCGTTCCTGAAATGGCGATACAGTTGGCTCAGTTGCTGGCGCGGACATCGGCCTAGCAGGAGGAGCTTCAGGCGGCGCAATGGGGAAACGTTGCCCCGGTTCACGCATTCCTTCACCGGTAGCACGAGCCTCATCAGCGGCACGAAGATCAGCCAGAAACTCTTCATGAGCTGTTCTAGTTGCCCCCGCACGCTCAGCTTGCATGGGGCTTTCTGTGCGAAGCTGTTGGAGAGGCGTCGGCGTAGTTGTCACTTCCGGCTTAAGGTTCAGTTGTTCCGGCAGCGTAAACATTTCATTAACTTCAGGACGTAGAGCCGCAGATGGGCGGCTAGGCCCAATGCGCTGTCCTTGCTCAGACGCCAAGCGATAATCCGTTGCGGGATTTGCAGGAGGGCGTCCAGCAGCAATTGGCTCGCCGCTAAGGCCACGGCCAACGGGAGAAGATGGGCCTGCCTTTGGAGGCGGCAACGCAAGCATTCTGGGTGCAGCACTTTCCGCCGCAGCAGAACTTGTTAGGGCCGGAGAGACGCCGCCCGGACGTGCAGCACCGCCACGCAGGCCAATTGTTTGCAAGGCCAGCATGAGTGTCTGCTTAAGACCCTCATCAGAACTTGGGTCGATTTTGCCTTCCCTGACATTATTCACAAAGTCCATGGCGGCCTTAAGGCCCATGCCGCCAACAGCGCCAGCTACCTGACCAACTGGCAAGCCCTTTGGCGTGCTGGAATCAAACATTCCTTCGGCAGGGTCAATGTATCTGCCGGGAGCTTGACGACCGAATTTATCGAATTGCTGGTTGTACTCGACCATCACACTTCTCCGGTCTGGGTGCCATCAAGCGTCGGCTCGTTTGCTTCAAGGCGATTGATCATGTTGGGATCAATTATATTGCCAACGATTCCAAGACCTTGCGGGTTTTGGATCAGCTCTTCAGCCAGCTTAATGGCGGCAAGACGCTCACGGCTTTCGCGGTCACGCTTCCGATTGACGGCATCCAACATGGCATCCTCGCCCCTCTGTTGAATTTCCATCTGCTGAGTTTGAAGTTCTGCCATCTTCATCGGGTCAGCTTGCGGGTTTTGAGCCGCTTGCTCAGATTGAAGCTTGGCATACTCCAATTGAATTTTGGCTTGAGACTCCTGCGCGCGTGTCTGGCTATCCAGCATACGAGCATCCGCAGTTGTCTTAGCGTTAGCAATTTTGGCTTGCTGTTCGACAAGCTCTGGCGGGGGCTTGCCCTGCGCGGAAGGCGGCAGCATGAACTGCTGCGGATTGCTCCAGCCAAGGGCCTGCAACGCTGCTGTATCAACCGCAATGGGGTCATACAGCGCGGGGTTTGTAGCAACCAACTGCTTCAATGCCATCACCTTCATAAGGCGCTGGGTTTGGCTGGCAGTGTTTGGATCAGCTTGCGGTGTAAAGTAGTAGCTATCCAAGGCGTTGGTAAAGGTTTGCTCGTCCCACGGGTATGCTGGCTTACGGCGCTTCATCCAGAAGCTCTCAGGATGTTCGCGGAAGCATTCAACCAGAAGCTCAAACTCTTCAGATTGAGCGGCGTGGAGGCGCTTGTGAACCGAATTGAGAACCTTTTGGGCTTGCTCAATCAAAGCCAGCGTTGTGCCAACAGGGGTATCCTGCTTACCTTCGCCTACAACAGCTTCAGAAGTACCGCCAACGCGCATACCTGTCTCTGCCATCTGCGTGACAAGGTTCATCAACGCGCCAGAAGGCTCCTTGTACGGCAATGGCATAATTGCCTGAGACAACGGCATACCATTGGTCTTCACCAATGCACCGCCACCGGGGGGAACACGGAAGATATTGGTGTTCTGCCTTGCGCCGGTATCCGCCATGAGGAAGCCGGGGAAGTTGCTGTACATGCCAGCGTCCAAAAGCTCACGCCACGCTGCCGTAATGGCATTGGTGGTGTTGCCAAGGATGTGTAATAGGCCGATGTCATAAAAGCCCATGCCCGGCACAAAGGTGTACTTGGCAAACCGCTTCTTGGAGATCGGAAGTTCTTGATCATCCTCGCGGTAGTTGCGAACAATAGACAAAATTTGGCGCGAGGACTCGTCAATCGTAACGATGTACGGGATTTCTAGGCCAGATGGTTTGCCTTTGTGCTTATGCTCAAAGCCCGGAATATCGAGATCACAATAGACTTCATAGATCAGCCTGTCGCGGTCATCAGGGTTATAGCTATCCATCGAAATGCCTTGCTGGGCATTCTTTTCGCGCTGGAAGCTGTCAGGGTCGGCAGCTTTGGGAGTAGAAAGGCTAATATCGCGGTAAACGCCAAGGATTTGGAGGCGCTTGACCGTGTTAGGGTTCATATAGCTGCGATGCGTGATGCGTTTAGCATTCGAAAGGTCAGTAGCAGCGTTGTTGACGATCAAATCGTCAGCATCAACAGTCTCTGACACCGGACGGTTACGCAGGGGGCAGTAGTAGACCTTTTTAAAAGCCGTACCGCCAAAGCCAAGCATCAGAAGCATACGATCCGTGTCGGGATAATACTCCGTGGCAGTCGATGTGAGATAATGATTCAAATCATTCTCAAGCGCGTTGGCGAGTTGATCATTTTCCAACGTGGCGTTGTTGTTGTCATTGCGAACCTTGACCGGCCCATCGGTAGGAAGCAGCTCAGAACGCGCATTTGCCTGAAAACGAAGGACCGCTTCCAGCAAAAGGGGGTGACGGACCTTGCTCATGCCTTCAATCGGCGCGCCGTCTGCGGTTCCTTGCAGACCCGGTATCTCAATCTTCAGGCCAAGCAGCTTGATGCCCTGCGCGCGGTCCTCAATCCAGTCTTTGCGGCTCTCAAGATCGTCGCGGATGCCACGAAGAAGCTCTTCGGCGATGGAACTGAGCTTGGACTCAGCAATATCATCAACCAAATTGCGAAACCAGTTATCGTCGTCGTTCTCTTTATCCTTGTCTTCGATGGGCTTGCCATCAAGGGAAATGGTGATCGACCCATCGGGGTGTTCGATCTCCAAAACGTTTCCTTTTTCATCCATCTTGGTGTTGTCATTTCCTTCGATAATCTCGATGACAACATCTTCACCGTCCAGTGGCTCCTGTTCGGGGGCTAACTGCCTGATATTTGGCATCAAACCGGGAACCATTGGCATTTTGGCTATTCCTTTGGTGTATTCAGGGCTTCCATCTCGCTGACAAAGCGCCGAATGCCTTCCTGCGCTGCGACTGTATCGGATTTTGCCATGATTTCATAGGTCCGAACGTAGTCATAAGGCTGCAAGCCCCAAACCTCGACCCTAAAATTCCCGATCATTGTAGGAGTTGACGGCTTGATCGTGTCAACAACCGCATTGGCAAGCACCGGTCCCATGATTTTCCCTCTTTACGCGCCAGAACAATACCTTATCCGTGTCAGATTGGGTAGAGCGGAGGCGCAAAACTGTTGCCACGGAATGCCAAAGAGCTTTCCGTCTCTGAACGCCACTCTTCTGGACGCAAAATCGACCCTGAATCACGCAGATGGCGCATTGCCATGCTCACGGTATCAACCAAATCGTCATGTTTTCCCTTAGGAAACTGCCCAACTTGGCTGATAACCATCTCAGACCATTGCTTGATCGGGGCAAAAACCAGCCCTTCGGCAAAAAGATGCTGAACGGAGTAGAGGCGGGCAATCTTGTCCTGACTTTTTGGGTCAAACATATGTACGCCAAACTTTTCATACCCGTACATCCGGCGGATTTCCTGCGCTACGGAGTGTCCAGCCGCCTTGTTTTCAATGAGAAGTTGGTCAACCTTCATGTCACGGCACAGCTTTGCGACCTTTTCAACCAGATCATGAAGCTCCAACCTACCCTGCCAAGCATACATAAGCATCACTTTAGGGGCAATTTCGGTGTAGGAACGGGAATAATCAACCAGTCCGCCGCCTCTAAGGCCAGCTTGATTTGGCGCTAACACATTGACATCGCTTGAGAAAACTCCCCAGATTGTCATAGCTGACGGGTCGTTCTCCGTTTTGGTTGTATACGCCGTATCAAGCGTGGCAATTATTAGGTCCATATTAGGATAGATGGCGCTATCCCAAGTCTGCCACCACTCACGCTTGATGATGCCGCCGCCTTTAGGAGACGGGCGTTGCTGAAGCTGACCGGCAGCCGCCCACGGGCCAAGCTGCTTTTCAAGGATTTCGACTTCTTGCGCGCCAAAACGGTCAGGCCACAGAAGCAAATCCTCGCGCTTCTCCAACTCAATCTCTGCTTCAGGACTGGCCGCAACACGCTCGCCATCTTCTGCTATCTCGACCAGAGAGTTGCCATCATCGTCCAGACCACGGGGGTCTTCCCATCCGATGGAGGTAACGGAATGCCGACGCCATTCGTACTTCATTGGCAGGCAAAGATGCGTCCACTCGCCAATGTCCTTGGACAGGATATGCCCTGTCAAATCTTCTTCCGACAGGCGCTGCTGAATGACGACGAACGCGCCTTGCTTAGGATTGTTGAGGCGGGTCGAGAGTGCAGAGTCCCACCAGTCAATGGTGCTGGCAATGGTAGCTTCCGAGAATGCTTCTTGCGCTGCATTGGGATCATCGACAACAATAATAGCGCCGCCTTCGCCAGTAAGTGCCGATCCCACCGAGGTGGATAGACGCGAGCCATTTTGGTCATTATCAAACCTTGTCTTTGTATTCTGGTCTGATGTCAGAGCAAATCTGTTGCCCCACAATCCCTGATACCACGGACTTTCGATCAAACGGCGGCACTTCACACTATCACGCAGGGCAAGCTGCTGGGCATATGAGGCATGAAGGAACTGCACACCCGGACCGGAGGTGTGGGAGGTATGCGGCTGTGTCCATGTCCAAGCCGGGAAAGCTACGGATGTGATCGAACTTTTGCCCATGCGGGGCGGGATGTTGATAATGAGGCGGCGGATGTCCCCATCAACTACAGCCTGAAGATGCTCAGCAATCGCTTCAATTGGCCAACCTTCAGTGAAGCTGGAGGCGTCAATGAACTTCCATGAATGCTTCAAGAATGTGTAAAGGCTGTCTTCGCAGTCGGCACGATCAAGTTCAAGCAACTGGCGTTCAATATCAATTTCCCTGCCGTCAAGGTTGAGGGTTGTCATTTGGGATACTCCGGGATTTCCATCCAGTGCGTAGGTTCTATCTTGTCAAAGTTGTCAAACCAGCCAGCCGTGCCGTCATATTCTTTTGTCACCCAGTAGGCGACAGCGCAGAATTGCTTGTACCAGTCAAGCTTGCTGTCTGGCACGTAGACCAAAACTGGCGAGCCATCTTTGGGGGCAGTTGCTATGGGTTTCCATGGCGAGTTTATGGCACAACGCGCCATATGGGTAAGTACCCGGTAAAGCGCCTGTTCGTCTTCTTCCGATAATTCCAGTGGCTCTCTTGACCGCATAGCAACACCCCTTTGCCGCAAATAATATAGCTTACCCTAGATAATTCTGCTATAGTGATTGGGTTGGAAAGGGGTGTTCCATGCTCACACGTAGATTCTTTCTTGGCGGCTTAGTGGCTGCCCCTGCGGTTATAGCCGCTGACAAACTCATGCCAGTCCGGTCTATTGTCAAGCCATACGCTACGGTGTGGGGCGTTGGCTGGGACTTGGAAGTTGTTGAGCATTCCGTTTGGACGCCGCAGGACGCCTTGAGATTTCATAATTTTAACGGCGGCATCGACAAGTTCCGTGAGGTGACAGAGGTTGTTTATGCCAATCCTCTTCCGTGGCCTTTTGCGTATTCCAACCATTGGACTGAACGCCCCAACGCAAGGCAAGAATGGTTTGCCAAGGAGCGTAAAGCGATAGTTGATGAAGCTACTGGCTTCACCAATGTGGCTGGCTATGGCGCGTTGGAAGAATGGAAGAAAGAGAAGGCCAGCAAAGTCTATGTGCCACAGCACGTTTTCCTTAAGGGGTAAGCTATGGCACGTAAACTCTTTGGGGTTTTGGACCCTGACGGCAAGACAATCCATGTGATCGCGTTTAGCGCCAAGTTCTGTAAGGACGAGTTTGTCCGCCCTGTGGCGCGTCATGATGAAAGCTTTGATACCCTATGGGAAGAAGCTAAAGCACATGGCTACCGGTGCATTGAGGTTGGTCTTGGATCAAAGGCTCGGACCAAGTATGAAATCCATAATGACGCGCCAGACCCTTGGGAACTTCTAATGGACTGCGAAGATAAGGGGGAACAATGACTGAATGGCAACCGATAGAGACCGCACCAAAGAATGGAACCATCATTCTTGCTTGTGCTTTACAAGAAGATGATGGAGTTTACATATCAATGGTTATGTGGATGAAGGGCAACGAAGAATTAATTGGACTGGATGGCAAGCGAATTGGGCCAAACGCATGGGCAACTTATTATGGCGATGAGGTGCCTGTTGCCCTGACCCATTGGATGCCTTTACCGGAGTTGCCAAAATGAAATGGCAGAATATGGACAACGCGCCAGTGGATGGGCGTATGGTGTTGCTTTGGATTGGCAATCGCGCCTACATTGGCAACTACAACGTGGGTCGCCAGTTCTGGTGCAAAGAAGAGTTCCCTTATGCTGGCGCGTCGGCTACCTACTGGATGCCGCTGCCGTCATCGCCTGAGGATCAAGTCAAGGTTAAGCGGACGTAGCTCAGTGGTAGAGCTTCTGCCTTCCAAGCAGAATGTCGCGGGTTCGACCCCCGCCGTCCGCTCCATTCGGGGTTAGTTCAGTTGGTAGAACACCGCACTTTGACTGCGGATGTCCGAGGTTCGAGTCCTCGACCCCGAACCAAAGTTAGTCACTTAACTAACTAGGTCTAACACTTGATCAAGTAAGGGGGTTACTTGTGGAAGACGACCTTATCAAGAGACTTGAGGAAAGAGCATCGTTCAAGGACCATTGGGGTGACTGGGAACTAGACCAAGAGGCACTTGACCATATCAAGAAGCTGAAAGCTGCGCTTCGGTTATATGCTTGCAGTTGCAAGTCCGTTGAGAATTGCGGCTTTCTCGGCTCTACATGCGGGAAGTTTGCCCGTGAAGTGTTGGAAGGCGGGCCGG